CCTGAGTTGCCTACTTGCTAAAACTGCATCAGACGGACTTTGGTATGTTGATCTGATATTTTCTAATTCCGACTGTAATGCTTCGTTCCTTTTAGTAAGCTGTTCAAGCCTTTGTTTTTCTTGGGGTGTATATTTGTAATTCTCACCCATGTAGGCTTCAGCGGTTAATGGACTGTCAGAAAAATAAAATCCTTTTTTAGCGTCTTTTGCTCCTGTGGATGAGCCGAGTCTATTAGGATCAAAAAAGTTTCCTTCCAATTTACCAGGAGTCCCATGATAAACCACCAACGGCTCGCCGTTCTCATCGACTACCTTGGACTTGCCGAACCACTTCTTAAAGTATGGCGAATCAATCCCCTTCTCATTCCATAGCTTTGCGGCCTCGGCCATATTTGGTTTTGATGCTCCAGCTTGTTCAGCGGGCATGAAAAGTTTTGTAGGAAATTCTCTCTCTTCTAATTGCCTTATAGCTTTTTTATTTTTGTGCCTTTTGAAATAAGGTAAATCTTTCCAACTTTTTACCCCATTAGGTGTTTCAGCATCATATACTTTACCATCCACCTCAGTCCACACATGATAAGGTAAATTCTTTTGCCCTCTCAAATCCCACAAGTCTACATCTTTTACCACTCCACCCACACGCCTTGCAAATTCTTGCGACCACTCAAAGCAATGCCCTTCGCATATCTCTTTAGGGCTTAAAGTTGGATATTTTTCCTTTGAAACTTTTTTGGCAACTTCCCCCTTCCCCGCACCCGCTTCGGAGGCTGGCATGAAGAGTTTGTCGGGATTTCTAGAAAATATATTTTCTCCCGATTTGGAATCCCAAACTTCAGAAACTGATTTTAATTTTAAAGATGGAATCGAATCTTCTTCAAAGTTTGCATATCTAGATTTTAAAGGCTTTGTTTTAGTGTCATCAATTTTCGCAATTACCCCGCCCTCAGTTTTTCCACCATAAGCACCACCAACCAATCTATCTACATCCCGAGTCACGAAGATCCCTTTTTCGCCTGTTACGGGCTTGAGTTCTCTATTCTTCTGTAAAGTCTCCCACTCTGATTTAGACATACTTCTATATAAAGCGGGACCAAGTGGATCTTCTTTAAAGTAGTTACCTTTTTTAACTTCGTCCCATAGTGAATCTCTATAATTTTTTATATTTCTAGGAGCACCCGCTTCGGAGGCTGGCATAAACATCTTCCCCCCTCCCCTGTCGGCTCTCCGATGAGCCCGATCCATCGCCTGCCTGAGCTTGCCCTTCTCTAGTCCGAGCAAGGGAGCTTGACTCTCGATGATCGAGCCGTCCATCCAAGGACTCCCGACTTGGATCAGAACGTCGGCCACTTCGTCATAGACTTTCGGACCCTTTGGATTGATTCGATAGATCTTCCAAAAGTTCGGTTTGCTCTCAAGCGATTGGGCGGCCTTGGGCGGGGAGAAGTCGAGTTCCATTTGGGGCATCATTAACTTTTGTCCTTGTGGAGACATTAAGTTTTTAGCCCTTTCTAAGTTAAATCCCGATGCCGTGCCTGATCGTTTAGCATCGAATATCCGATCAAGTCGGAAAGTTCGAGTTGCCGTGCCAAAAGGCTCCCGCTTGTTATTACTAGATGCCTTCTTGTATCCGATTGCGGACAAAACGGGATTCTTTGCAACGTGGGCTTTGTCGAATGCCCCATGCAAAGCATTGAGAAAGTTTAGCTTTTTATTTGCTCGAACAGGATCGGGGTCCAAGCCTGTCCGCCCGTCAATGCCGTTGGATGTATTATTTCGATAAGTCGAAAATGCGTCCCAAACTGCATTGTCATCGCCAAACAAGTCGTCGTACATCCCAATCAATTCGTCAGGAAGTTTCTTTGCTTGTAACTCACCTTTGAGAAACTTTAAATTTCTTTGGATTTGTTGGGTATCGTGGAGACGGACCAAGATGTTGCCCTGTGAAGTAAGTTCAAAACCATAGGGCATCGTCGTCCTTAATTTGAAGGGTACGGCTTTGGGCTTCCTCCCTGTCGTTGCCGAGTAGTAACCGATCAACATACCGGCCCTTTCTCCATCCCCTTGTCTCAATGCTCGAGAGATTTCCCGCAAAGCGGCAATTTGCCTCGGATGGATTGGCCCCTTTGCAAGTTGGTCAATGATATCCTCAGACAATGCCCCCAAGTCTTTGGCAAATGGCTGGCCCTTGTCATTTGTCTCGACTTCAATGCCATTCCGCTCGAATACCTTGGCGGCATGATCTCCAGCGGCTTTCGAGACTTTATCGGCTTCGCCTTTAGTCATCCTTATCGGATTCTTAAGAGCATCCTTTTCAACTTCACCCTTTGAGTTTGTTTTAAAAATCCCGCCCGTGTTAAGATTATCTACGACATTTGGATCTTTTTGATCTTCGACCGTATACAAAGTATCGAACTCGTCGTCGATTGGCCTCGCACCTTTTTTCTCTATTGTTCGACCACTCGCATCTGTAACTTTCTCCCCTTCGATCTGTGCCTTATTCAAGCCTCGAACATCTTTATAATATTTCTCGATTAAATTCTGTAGCTCGGGAATCTTGCGAAGCTTGCCCTTGAATAAATCGGTGGTGGCGATGAATTTGCCCTCCGAGTTAAGGGGAAGATTTAGTTTGAGCAGGAAGTCCCGAAGGAATGACACTCCCGTAATGCCGTCAACGGTTGCCCCGACAAGCTTGCCAAGTGGTCCTTGATTCAAAGCTTTTTCTCGTTTCCCGCTAAGAAGGTAATCTGCCCCTTGGTCAGCAAATATTTCTCTGCCGATTTTAGTTGGATCGGATTCGTAAGCGGCCACAGCTTCAGGATCAAGCGACGCATCCTTTCTAAGCCGATCCATGTAGATGTCACGCAGTTGCATGAATTCATCCGTATAAACGATTTTCCCATCTGAATCGTAAGATGCAAACTCTCCAGGTGTCTTTGTCGCTTCGTCCCCAAATAAAATTCGATTGACCATTGGGGTAAGGCCGTGAATTTCCATGAAGTGCGTGATCTCATGGGCCATCGTACCTTTCAAGTAGCCCGTCCCGTTTGGATTGTAAGTCACTTCCATCGTGACGGGATTAAACCCACCTTCCCCTTCGGTCGTCTGTTTGAATACGACGTCGGGGTGGGAAAGACTGTATCCTGCAATCTCCGCACGAATATTTGCGGGCAAGGCATCAAACTCGGCCCTTTCGGGTTTTGTTAAATGCTCTCGGTAGTATTGGACGTCGCCGATTTGCTTGGCGTAAAGGTCGCCCTTAGTTTTGTAGTTCTGATACATCCCTGCACCCGCACCCAATGCGGTAAAAGGAGCAGACATAATTGCCCCTGCGATGGCCCCTGCGGGTTGTCCGCCTGATGCGACGAATCCGATGGTTGCTGGTATGCTCGCCCCTGCGGCCATGCCCTTCCCGAATCGGCCGAGGGTTTCAATTGGAGTACCTAATCGCCCTACCATACCTGGCTTGTCTAAAAATTCTGCCACCCTCTGAGTTGCCCCCGAAATAGTTGGAGCCTGCCCAATTGCTTCGCCTTGTGGCCCCCGTCGAAAAGCTTGAGGAGGTGGCGACACTTCTCTTGCCGTAATCTTAGACCCTTGAACTAAAGCATCTCCTGCCCTAGCAATCTTCCCCTCGGGACCAGGCCTCATCAAAATGTTAAATTTGTCGGTCGTTGCTCCCGCTAGTCCTTGGTCGGGAGTCGGTAGCATGGCCAATCGCCTGAAAAAAGGCGTGTGATCTCCTGTCCTAGCAAGAGTCAATTCCGACCCAATCACTCGGGCATCTCTTGCGATGTTGTCGAATAACGAAAGAGACTTCGGGCCGAGTAAGGTGGCCAAGCCTGCAATGCCTGCCGTATCGGCCAAAGCATCAAAATTCATCGAGTACCCGAGGCCCGAAACGCCAAAAGCTCCGCCACCTAACAGAGCTTTGTAGCTTCGTAGCTTTTGCCTAGCGCCTTGCTCGGTTATCTCCTCCCCCGCATTTTTCGCATTCGTAATGATCCACCTCAAAGCAACGTTTTCGGGTGCAGAAAAAATAAATCTTGCTACTTTGATTGCAGTCGGTAACCCCGCCCCTATGACCGCCCCACTTGGCCCCGCAATCATGGCCCCAACAGTTGCACCGGCAATCTCAGGATTGTACTTTGCCGCCACATTCGCAACTCTTCTGAGTTTGCCCATCTCGTCAGAACTTTTCATCGCCTCTCGCACCAAGCCCATGCCGACTTTGCCAGCCTCAGTCGATTGATCGAATGTCTCCATTGCTACTTTTCCGAGAGTCTCGGGGGAAGCTTGGCCAGCCAATCTAAGGGTGAGCGAATTGCTACCGTATTTTTGTAAAATCTTTTGTTGCTCTGCCAACTCCTCGGCAACCTTTACGGCCTGCCTTTCGATTCGCCCTCGAACTAAAGCATCTTCAGGCAACTTCTTTAAAGCTGTTTGTAATTGAGCAAGTCGAGTGGTATTTTGCTGAACCTCTTTAATCGTTTTAAGCATTTGCCCTTTAAGGCCGATCCTAAGTGGAGCCGTAACACCTTTTGCGACGGGTGCGCCCGCTAAATTCAACGGGTCGGCGGCCACTTCGGTCAGTAGGCTCAGCCCTTCGCTCGGTTCTTGGTAACCCGTGGACAATTCTTGTTGTAGTTGGGAGTCAAACGACAAAGAATCTTTATCAGATATTACGTTTTGAATGCCTTCGGAGTCTACATCAAGGGCCACACCAACAGGGGAAGTTTGAGCAAGTCCCCCGACGATGCCCGATGCACTTGCTTTTATACTCTCAATCGGGTTGTCCATCGCAAAGGCCGCCAACTTGTCGGCGTTTTCATGCTCATACATTAGCTTGTCGAACGAAATCGAAGAATTTACGAAATCTAAAACATCGGAATCGTCAGCCTCGTCCATTAGCATCTTATTGGTCAAGTAGGGTATTCCTTCGGCAACGAACTTGCCTGTCTGTTGTGCCCTTACTACCCCTTGGCCGATGGATGCTTTAATATTGCCCTCGGAATAATCTCTTGCCGCCTTTATCGCTTTTGCTCGATTGCTTTTAGTTGGCTTGAGCCCCACTTGACGCAAAGATCGAGCGACAACATCGTCAACTTTAGTGATGGGGACCATGTTGTCCAAATTGCCGAAGGTAATCTTGCCTGCCTCTTTAAATTGCTCGGCAAACTTATCACTCGTATAGTCTCGGGCGGGGATCTTGGAATTATATATATCGAGCTTTGAACCTAACAAGTTGACCTTCTCGTGCGGAGAGGAGCCTGTAGCAACTCTCCTCAACCCCTCTTTTCCCATATCGAAAAGACTACTCAAAATGCCAGGTGTCTCTTCACTTTGCAAAGTGCTTGGATCGTCTTCTTGGTCTAGTATGGGCATACTAGGTGCATCAAAAAATCCATTCCTAAAAGCGATGACTTTTGCTTTGTCCGACAACCCTGTTGCCCCGTATGGTCGAACTTGAGTTTTAGCGGCTTCCCAAAAATGCTTTTCACTTGGTTGCTCACCATTTGGGAGTTCTAGGATTCCTCGAACTTGCGGAAGCTCGGGGTGGCTTATTTCATACTTAGCCATTACTGTGCTGGTGTAAATCTTCCGCCACTTGGTAATGTGGAGGTACTAATCGCAGGCGGCGGTGGGCTTATCGGAGGCACCTGCCCTGGTTGCGAGACTTTTGACATATAGTTTGTATACCTATCCAATGCGGTACGCTTCACGGCATCTTGAGGGGATATCTCGAATGTTTCTGACAAATATTTTATGATTTGCGGATGCTCCACGTTGATTTTGTCTATAGCGCTCGCCTTGAATATGTTGGCCGCCTTCTGCAAGTCTTCTTTAGTCTTAGCGTCTGCGGTGCCATCCATAACTTCTTGAATCCCTCTTTTAATTCGATCACGAAAGCCTTTTGAGCCCCCGACACGGTTCAAATCGTCTTCCGTCAAAATGCCTTCAGGTTGAACCATTCTTGCAAGTTTTTCTTTAGCTATAGTGGCGGACAATGGCGATCCATCGGCCAAGAACTTTTCCATCTGCTCCCCTGCTTCTAAGATATCACCCGCTTCATCAATTTTTGTCGCCTTAATTTGTCTTAAAGATTCTGCCCTCAATTCTTTCGCATCGACGATTCGTTGCTTCTTTAGTGCTAAATCGATTTGGTCTTTGTTAAGATCAATGTTTATCTTACTCGCTTGCTGGCTAATGTCATTGATGGCATCCGATTCACTAAAATAATACGGGGAGATCGCACCTAACCTAGACGAAAATTGATCCCCTAACTCTGCTAAATCTTCTTCTTCTTGTGCCACTTCGGCTTTTTGCAAACTCATAAATCTTTGACCTGCCAGCGTGGGATCGAACTCTCTCTCTCGGGCAACTTGGGCAAAGTCAGATGATCCTAATTGACCTACCGCAACCTTCGGTTGTTGTTCTTGTTGGAAGTCTAGGAATCGGTTCCTTTGGGTTTCGTTGCCAAGTGCAAACATTCCTGGCCTTACTTCCTCAACTTGACTAATTACTGAGGGGTCGGCCGTCTCGGAAAGCAGATCCTCACTAAATTTTTCAAGTGTTTTACGATCCGCAATCGACCTCTCTTGGATCTCCTTATCCAACCCAAACTTGTCCCTCGCTAGTAGATTTTTTTCGGACGCATCTCTTGATTGATTCGCAATTGATCGAGCCTGCATCGCCAACCGATTGCCCTCCATTTCCATTTGAGCCTCGGTTGCCTTCTTGCGCTGGTATTCCTTTTGCAGGAATGGGTTTTTGGCGATGGCCTTGGCGTCTGATTCGGAGACACCTTGATTCATCAGGTAGCCCGTCATCTCCTCGGTCCGAGCTTTTTTCTCCTGACCTTCAATGAATCCTCGAGCCACTTGATTTAATGCATTGCCGAAGGCCGCATTCGCTTGAGCATTCGCTTGGCCGGCTCGTTCGTAGGCCGATGAATCGAACCTCATTAACCCCGCTTGAACTGTATCTCCGATTGCCATGATTTTATCCTCTTGCTAATAGTCCACCGCCCAATGATCCGAGCGCACCAAACAACCCTTTAGCCATTCCACTAGCCGCTTGTTCCCGAGCCGCATAATTGGCGGCCTGATAATTCGCCCGATTGGCCAAGTCCTGCATTCCGATATTTACCCCTGCATCGGGATTGATCCGAGTGACCGACTCTTGAGGCAGGCCGAAGAGTGCATTTCGCTCGCCCAAGCCCTGCTGAGAATATTGGCTTCCACCTCGAAGCATGGCAATTGGATCGACTGAAGTTTGTCGGTTCAAGCCAGCGGCATAACTGCCCAACCCTTGGGCTTGGCTTCTATTGTCTCGAATGATGTCCCTTAAATAATCTTCTCGGCTCATCGCCTCGGCGGCAATGCCCGCATTGTCGAGTCCTCGGCCTCGAGCAGCCAAGCCTTCCCTAGCCGACTGAGTTGCCCGCCTTCTCATCTCGGGCGATAGGTCGGTCATTTGAGCTTCCTGAAAAGCCTGGTCGGCCATTTGATTAGCTTGTTCGGTCCGAGCCTGCATGAGCGGATCGGCTGAACGATATGCCTGATTGAAATCGGCACCGAATTGGCCGAGCATGGATATGTCCGAGCCTGCCTGCCTTGCGGCCATTCTCGAACCGAAGTCTTGCGCCCGCATGGCCGAGGATTCGGCCAGGTTGGCCATCGGATCGGCGGCCCGTTGGGCCAAACTCATTTGCAAGTCCTGATACTGCGGGTCGAACTGTTGGCGAACCCCGAGCATTTGATTTTGCAAGTTTGGATCGGCCATCGCCCCGACATAATCTCGAGCGGACTTGCCCATGTCCATTTTGGGCAATGGCGGGGGAGCCTTCCCACCGCCAAAAAGTTTTTGCAGGAAGAACGAGGGGACTCCCGACGAGTTGACAGGCTCCCCTGCCCCACCGGCATCTTTCAGCATCTCCGCCTCCCCCTCATTGATGTAGGCCAAGCTTTCGCCTTCGGGTGCGGCGGTGTTCAAGAGCATGGCCGCCTGACGAAGTGGATCTTCGGGCTGATAGGAAACGACTCCATCCTTGGTCATCTTTCCCGAGGCTCCCGAGCGCATGAGAAGTTCCCTTTCCATCGGGTTGATATAGGCGAGGCTTTCCCCGTCGGGCGATTGGCTCGCCAAGTATTTGATCACGTCGTCCTGGCTGACGTTCTGATTGAAGCCTTCGGGATTCGTGTCGGCAAATCGACTAGGGTTGCTTGCCCTGATCATCTCGATCCTGCTTTTCCCAAAGTCGGGCGATTGCGGATCTTGCGATGCATGGATTTGGCGAGGCATGACCCCTGCGGCTTGAATGTTCCGCAAACGATTTTCCGCCTCTTCCCTGACTTCCGACTCGGTCGGCCTTCCGATTAGTTTTTTGAAAAAGTCCATATCAAGTCTTTATGATGTAGTTTAAAATCATTGTCGGCTGGACGTTGTTGTGGCCGTTCCCGTTAGAGGTTCCTGTCGAACTAGATCCTGAACTTGCCGATCCGCCTGTTGAGAATGTCGCATAATCTTCAGGAGTGTCGTCTGCTGTTCCGCCCCCGTAAACGCCTGACCCCGCAGTCTCTCCACCTTGAGGTGCGGTGACGGCGTTCGGGCCACGCATTTCATGGTAGTGCTTTGGCATTTGGGCTTCGGTAAGAGCGTGTTTTTCATCTCCACCCGTGTTCCCGATGGTATCGGAATCGACTCCGCCCGTCAGTCCCGTCAATCGATCCGCCAATGATCCGCCGACTGCAATGTCATGGCCAGCGATTACTCGGCCCCGAAGATCGGGTATGTTGAAGGTCGTTCCGCCGTCGCCCGACCCGTAAGTTACACCTATAAGGGTAAAAAGAGTCGCATAAGTAGTACGGCTGACAGCCGACCCGTCGCAAACTAAATATCCGCTAGGGGCCGCACTTGCGGCGTAGGGAAAAATCAAGCCAGCGGGGACTAAGGCCGTCACGGCCGAGGACGCAAGCTTGGCCGAAGTGACTTGACCGTCTTTAATGTGATTGGTCTCAATTGCACGATTCGCATCGATGGCGGCATCGCTAGCCAACTGAGTTGAGCCGATGCCGTCATCCGCAACTTTAAGTTTACCCGATCCCGAAAGGGTCAAGGTCGAGTTGTCGGTCGTATCGGCCGCCGAGGTGAAGGTCGCCTGATTTGCAATGTCGTTTAATTTAGTCGAGGTGACCTGATCGCCGCTTGCAAAAGTTTGTCCTGTTGTAATTACTCCCATGATTTTTCTCCTATGAAATGCTAGTTCTCGACCTGTCCGATATTCTTGCATCGACTGACAAGGCTCGAACGAATGGCCGTCCTTGAGTCGGTTGGAAATCCGCCTGTATCCCGAAGCCCCTCTTCCTTATTCCAAGACGAATCGAGGCATCCTCTGCGCTTGGCAAAGCCCCGCCGAGCAGGCTAGTGACCGAGGTTGACGTGCTGGTCGAATCAGGGTCTTCGGAAATGTATGAAATGTTGCCGTCCGATTGAGACTCCGATCCGCTTTTTAAATGAAGCTCGCCCCGTGCGAAAGTCTTTCGATCGATTTGATTGGCATCGTATTGCCTCGAGGTCAATTGGCTGATGATGTTTACCGTTTCGGGCTCGGCTTGGCCGGCAGTCACTGAGACAATGTCTCCACTCTCGACTGCATCCACCTTATGAACCCCGCCCTCTTCGGTCGTAAGATAGAGAGCATTTTGCGCTCCTTCTCGCCCGACCAAAAGGTCACGAATTGCAAAGTCGATTGAATTGACCGAGTCAATGGATTCAAAGCCTTGGTTCAAAAGATTGTAAACAAGGATGCTGTTCAGCTTGGTCGCATTTCCCGCACCTGGCGAACTGTCCAACGGGACCGCCATCCAAAGCCGATTGTTGAAATAGACCCCAACCGAAAGGTGGACATAGTCTTGATTTATTCGATCGATGAACGGTTGAATGGTTTCCGATATCGGAGTACCCGTACCTCGCAAGTTGAACTCGTCAAAAAATTCTACCGAATAAATTCCTTGGTCCGAAAGAAAGAAGATTTGATTGGCCACTTGAACGACTGACTTGCGAGCCGAGCAACCAATTTCGGTCGTCACCACGTTCGTCTTAACGTCGGCCAAAGATCCGCTCACGCCCGTCATCAGGTGAATCGATTTGCGATTGAAGATGACAAGCGAGTCTTGGGTGAAAGGTTTTAAAGATACCGTGTAATCGCTTTGACCCGCAGACGGCCTGAACTGATTGCCGATGACGTCGAAGGTATCGGGGTCCATAATATCCGAGGCCACGATTTCGTCCCGTATTCCCCGATCGGATGGGACCGTGGCGGAAGTAAATTGAAACGGAAGCCAAAGCCTCCGTTGATGAACTACTCCGAATGGGCTTGCGGGCTGATGAATGAATCCTTTTCCGATAGCCAATGGCTTGGAGACGGTCAGAGTCTTTGCTTGACCGATGGACACGTTGGCGACGTCCAGGTTAAATGAAAAAATGCTCACCGATGGCACCGAAGTAACTCGAACAGTTTGGTCCGCAAAAAGATCAAATGGACTGTCACCCGATTGGACGAACAAATCATCTCCTTCTGAAAGTCCGTGCGAGTTTATATTCATCGTGACCTCGCCGTTGCTCGAGGTGGCCGTTGTGTCGGTTAGGTAGACGGGGGCTGTATAAGTACCATTTGATACCCTGCTAAAGTCGGCAAAGTATTCGGC